TTTGTCTGGTGCTGGTGGTTGGCAAGCAGATAGGAGATATGCCGAGGAGATGAGGAATGTTAGGACAAATATTTTTTTCATAACGTGGTGTTTAGTGTAGCGAGTTAACCTTAAACTCTCAAGCTGAGATATGGAATAATTGCTGATATAATCCAGGTTTGTATTGTATTGGAGGCGTCGCATAGTGGCCAATTGCACAGGTTTGCTAAATCTGACCGGTTCTCCGGTTCGTGGGTTCGAATCCCACCGCCTCCGCCAAACACCCTTGGTTGCTCCAAGACCCACCTCCTATGATCAAATAGGTTGATGTTACCTTCTAATTTTTCCACAAAAAGCATGAGTGTCGCAAAAGAGGCCTGTAAGCTAGAAAATCGCCTAAAAACGCTCAGAAGGAAAAGTCGTTGATTCTAAGGTTTTGGGATTATAATAGTGGATAAATGATTGAAAATTTATCTAACGCACTAGCCAACATTTTTAATTTTTTAGGAAGCAAATCGCTAGAGATAATTGGGGCAGCTTTCTTTGGAGGTCTTTTTGCGGGACTTTTTTCAAATTACTTTGAATCAAAAAGAAGAATCTTGGATAAGAGATCTGATAAATATCACGATCACAGAAACACCATTGTTCAGATTGAACATGAATTAATTCCAGCACGAGTAAATCTTGCAAGAAACATAAAGTCACTAACTGATGCCATCGAGTCTACGAATCCAGACAATATACGACTTATACTTCGGTTTAATAAAATAAAACTAAGTACTGGACTTAGCTTGAATTTACTAGATAGGAATTTTATTAACGAATACGCTGAGTTGTTCACAATGTTTGAAACTCATAACTCAGATATTGACTATGTAGAGGGAATGATTCAACAAGTTAGAGATGATCAAAAAAATGGATCTATAGATGCCAGTTTACTTCAGTCATATGTTCAGATGATTGAGTATCTACATCAATCCTGCTTAGAAATTGATGATAAGTCACATAAGCTTTTGGCAATGTGTCAGATAGCCTTAAATCAGGAAGACAAAAAAATTAAGAAAAAATATCTTAAAAACGGCCAACTTATTGAATACGAATTTCCTGATCAAAAAATGAAAGAAAAATTGGCACAAATTACTTCAGAAGAAAACAGATTGCCGAATGATGGTGAAACACAACCTAAATTTTTTGTGCCATTTATGGATATAAAAAAAGTAGTAAGAGTGGCTTTCTAAAGCATTTCGAGTTTTCTATCTCTTAATTCAAATTTTGATTTCACTCCACCCAATAATTTCAATCTCTCTTCAGGAGTTCCGTACTGAAGCACATGGAGTAAATATTCTCTGATAATTTCTGTTTGAGAGTTAGTTGCATCATCAGTATTTTCCACTCCAGTATTATGTTGAGTCAACTCAAATCTTGAAGTGAACTTATCTATCACTGTGGCTTTTAAATGCTGTAGTCGTTTAACCTCTGTTTCAAATTCTGCCATCAAATATTTTGTATTAAGTTTGATCTCAGGCAAATGACCAATCAGTTGTTTAATTAATTCTTGCTCAGTAATGTATGGCTCTTTGCAGTCGTATTTTTTAATACGATTACAGTGATAATAAATATGAGTGTTCACTTGATTTGTTTTTGTCCTTCGATACTTGATTTCAGCAGTTACACTTCCACCACATGATCCACATTTACATATTTTCTTGAATGGAAACAGTTGCTTATTCCATTGCTTTGGGACAACTTGCAGTTGGACTTGTACTTTTTCAAATAAGGCTTTGGTTATTATTGTTTTGTGGGTACCTTTGTACCATTTGTCGCCATATTGAAATTCTCCGTAATAGAAAGGATTTTGAAGAGCGACATACACTTTGCTGAGGGCTAATTTACATCCACTTTTGGTAGTGAATCCAATATCATCGAGCCACTTTTTTACCATCCTGCCTGAATAACCTTGGTTTCCAACTTTATTAAATATTTCTTTAATAATTGGAGCACGCTCAGAATCTAGTTCTACGGTGGAAATTCTGTTTGATTTCAACACATTGTTATAGCCGATGGGAGCAAGTCCAGGTCTAATGCCAAACTCACATTTATTTCTTAAACCTCGTTTTACATTCACTCCTCGATTGTCATTTTCAAGTTTTGCTTGACTACACAAGATCATGAGTAGGAATTTCTCATTGGGATTGTTAGTAAATGATTGTGAGTAGGTTTTTATATGTGAGAGTTTCCCTTGATCCATCAGGTCGACAATTCTACCCAAGTCTCCAGCGTTACGACTAAGCCTATCTGGAGACCAAGTGAGAATAGCATTGTATTTTCCTTGATATATACAATCTAGAAGCTTATTGAAAGCAGGTCGCTGAGTTGATTCTTTAGCAGAATGGCTCTCAGTTATGGTTTCAACAATGTTAATTTTCTCCCGTTTAGCAATTTTGAGCATTTCAGAAATTTGACCATCAATGCTCATAGCCTGTCGCTCATCAGATTCCGAAGATTTTCGTGCGTATAGGCAGTATTTAATGTGATCTGGCATATTATTTCCTTTCATCAAGTACACAAGGTACCGCTGTCTGGTAGGAAGTCTAGCCACAGTAAAATGACTTACAGAAAATCAATAAATGGGATCTCAGGATCTTTTAGATCGTTTAAGAATTCATATGTTAGTTGAGAAAAAGCATCTGCTAAATCATCGTGCTTTTCACTGCCAAAATACAAGATTTGATTAATGAGCTCGTCATTCGCAGTTCTGTGAAATTTAACTTTGCCGTTTTTTACTTGATACGATGCAGAAGACAATCGTTCTGTTTTATCTTTACCACCAGTAGTTGCTCCTTTGACTGGCAAACCTTCTCTTTCCATACTTTGAATTAATCCTGCCTGCTGACCAGCCTCTTCTATGACTATCTCAACTGAGGCAATATTTTTTAGGCTAAAAAACATCGATTTTACCTCTTCAATTAAATCTGGCATTCTAATTCTCTTGTTGGTAGGAAACGGATGAATAAAAATTTGGGCAGACTTTCCTTTACCAATTACGGAACCAGTAACAATTGCCACATTGTCGTTTGTCTTGTTTTGAGCAAATGCAGGATCAATACTAACAATGATTCGCGAAACATCTTGATATGGTAGTTCGTCGTAGTATTGAAGCCATTCAGGTTTAATGATTTGTTCATCATCAGCAATAATTTTGAGCATGAATTCACGCTGAAAATCGGTGTTAGAAACGATTTTTTTCAAGTTATTAATTGATTTTTCATCTGGATATTTTCCCGGCCATAAATTTACATCATGATTAATTAACGGATACTGTCGATAGCTTCCGTTAAATGTTTTGTTCAAAATTGCAGTTTTCATTCGCATCATAATTGAATCGCTATGCACTAGGTTGCCGATCATCACGACTTTGGTGTTTTTATCTCCCGAAGGAATAAGTTCTGAGTTTAGAAAATCCCAAGCTTTTTTTCTGCCTTCGGCTGTTTTGGCAGAAGCCACATCTTCAATATCATCAGCAACAATTAAATCTGGACGAAACTGACGATGGCGAAAGCCTCTAATCTTCTCCGAAATTGAAACTGCCGTAATACGAGCCTGTTGTTTGGTGAAAACCAAACTGGAGTTACTCCATTCTCCAAGTTCTTTAGGAAATGGTCCAAAATCTCTTATCAGCAAAGTGTTGCTTTCACACTCTTGTCTAATGTTATCGAGTGCTTGCTGAGCTCTAGTCTGAGTTTGGTTAACAAGAACTACGAAATTTTTCTCTCGTTTACACAGAATCATCCAAAGAGGATACACCAGCTGACAATAGGTAGATTTAGCACTACCTCGAAAAGCAACAATAACCAAAAACCTCACTTCTGGATCTTGAAGCAATTGGAGCATCTCTCGATGTAATTCAGCAATTTCATATTCAATATAATGTGGAAAATAGATCACGAAAAACCATAAAATATCTGTTTTAGCCAACTTCTTTCGTAACTTTTTATTTTTTCTTACTTCTAGAATAAAGTCTTGGGTTAGTTCATTTGTCATGCCGATCTTTACTACTCATCAAATTGAGTGCTTTTTTAAATATTTGCTGTTCTTCTTCCGTCAGCTCTTCTGATTCTTCAGTCTCATGAAACAAACGAACTCTTGTCTCATAGGCTTGACGATGATGCTTAAGCCAGAAAATAATTGCTGTCATATTATTGTTTCTAATCTGGCTGATTAGTTGTGATTCAGCCATATCAGATATAAGCTCAGCACCTTCTCGCAAAGCTTTGTTAGCTTGTTTAGCAAACTCGGGATCATCTTTTTTCCAGCGATAATAGGTAGCCCGAGAGATGCCAGCTTTTTTGCATGCCAGCTCAATAATCGGGCTAACCTTTAGTTTTTCGATGATCAGTTTTTTATCTCTGATAATCCGTTCTTCAACTGGTGTAAACACTTTTATATCTGTCATTGAATCAATGTAGCTTTCTGTCCAGTTAGTTTTTCCCAACGGTTTTTAATAACCTCAGTATAGATAGGAGATTTTTCCATGATGTTGCATCGTCGATTCATTTTTTGCGATGCAATCAAGGTACTGCCACTGCCACCAAATGGCTCAACAACTAAGTCACCACGCTTGATTAATACTTTCAGATAAGGAATTAAAATTTCTATTGGTTTTGTACCAAAGATAATGCCTTGACCTGATTGTTTCTCATCACAAGCCTTGAACTCAATAAAATCAGTTGGCTGAATTTTCTTGCCTTTGTCATAGCCTTCCCAATGTGGTTTACCACTAATTGCAAACAAAGCTGATTCATATTCGTTTTGAAGTAAGTTGTCTGATTCAGGAGAAAGATCTAAAGCTTTGCCTTCTGAACTACCTACCATGGCAATGTCATGCTTGGAAAAAAATTTACTTTGTGAAGCAAATCCCTGATGTCTATTTGGCAAATGCCAAACAATCATATTGCGAACTTGCCAATGCTTTTCCATTTCACCCCAGATAATTCTCAGGTTTTTCCAATTCTCATAGACAATGATGCTGAAGTCATCTTTAGCTGTCTTGGCAATATTGCCCATCCATTTTTCGGTAAAATCTGGAGGAAGGACATCGGTTTCTAAATACTTGCGATTTCGCTTAGCCCCAAAGCCTTCAGTTGGTTTGCCGTGACGCTTGGCTTTGAGATAGTCAAGAATATATGGTGGATCAGTGAGACACATGTCTGCTTGCTCCTCATTCATCAATTTCATAAAGTCAGCTTCTATAGTGGAGTCACCACACATTAATCGATTTTCACCAAGTTGCCAGACGTCTCCTTTCTTGATTTTTATCTCTTCAATTTCTAGCTTTTTGAGTTCCTTATTCAAATCAAACTCTTCAGGATTTTCTTCAGCAGGAAAAATTTCATCGATGTCTTCACTACTAAAACCAACTTCAGCTAAAAAGGCTTCGTCAAACTCTGCCAATAACTCAAAATCCCAATCTCCGGTGTTCTTATTAAGTCTAATATTCAACTCTTGCTCTTTTTCAAGTTCTGGCAGATTGATATACACCACTGGTACTTCTGAAAACCCAATGTCTTTGAGAACTTTGAGTCGAAAGTGACCACCGATGACCACATTTTTTCTCTCTGGAGCAGAGTTGACCAAGATTGGGTCAACCACTCCAAAGCGTTGAATGCTTTCTTTGAGTGCCAAGATCGCCTCTTCACTCCATGTTCTTGGATTGTAGGGAGCTGGATTGAGCTCCGATACATTCACTTGCACAATATGTAGTTTGTTTTGCATAGCATCTTTCTATTACTCTTTGTATATAACTACTACTGATTTAATTATAATGAAAAAGGTTCATACTTTTCTTTTTTTGCTCAGTATTGACCTAGTTTGTGACACCCAGACCACAAAAAAGCACCCCGTGAGGAGTGCTTTGTGCATTTTTGATTAAATGTATGACTGTAATATTAGTCTATCGATGGGGTTGGCCAGTCGTTTGTGGCACCCTCTAGCATGATTTCTTGCCATTCTTCTTCAGTTAATCCGTATTGGTTTAACACTTCTTGCTTGTATTTAGCTTGAAGCTCGACAGTGAGATCTGCGTTCTGTTCGACATTCTCAGTGAGTTGATTGCTATCGGTGACAATACTTGGATCTGTGGGAAATTGTTCTCTGGCTTCTTTAGTAGCTTTGTCTTCAGCTTCAGTGACTTTGTAGAAGATTTCTTGTTTTTGTTCTAGAGATCTTTCTGCAGTTGGTGTCTCTTGGGAAAGGCCAATGCTTCCTCCTACATACATAACTACGATAATAGCAATGATGGCAGTTAAGATTTTGTGTTTTGCAAACCAGTTCTGTTTCTTCTGTTCTGGCATAGGTTTCCTTTCAAATAGTTTGTATTTTGGCGACTATCAGTAAGTATTTTATCGCTGTTTTGCCAACAAATCTATACCAGTAGTAAGTCGACCAGCAGTACTCTTTGAAACACAATATATCTGTGTCAAAAAAGAACACTATCTACTACCAGATCGCTGAAAACATTCGTCGCATTCGAAAAGATCGTAATATCACTCAAGAGGCTTTAGCTTATGAAGCTGGACTCAACAGAGCATACATAGGTTATATCGAGAGAGGTGAGAGAAAACCAAGTGTCGAGACTTTAGAAAAGATTGCTAAAGTACTTAAAGTAAGAATTTTTGAGTTATTTATCTTCGATTAATTGCTTCAAACGCTTGAATTTTGTCATTTTACTCTCGATCAAGGCTGACTGAGAGTATATAATTGAATATATTACTAATGACAAAAATATCACTATCACAACTAGAACAATACCTCTCCAAAGCAGCTTGGATTCTTAAAGGTCCAGTCGATGCCGCAGATTTTAAAGCTTATATCTTCCCGTTACTTTTCTTTAAGCGAATTTCAGATGTTTATGATGAAGAATATGCAATTGCATTAGAAGAATCTGGCGGTGATGAGGAGTATGCTAATCTTCCTGAGTTTCATCGCTTTACCATACCTGATGAATGTCACTGGCAAGATGTTAGAGAAACTACCAGTAATGTGGGACAGAAGCTTCAGTATGCTTTTAGAGAAATAGAGAAAGCCAATCAAAAACACCTATATGGTATTTTTGGTGATACTCAGTGGACTAATAAAGATAGACTGTCAGACGAGTTGCTTATTAACTTAGTTGAGCATTTTTCTCAATACAACCTTTCAAATTCAAACGTGCATCCAGATTTATTAGGTCAATCATATGAATATCTAATAAAACACTTTGCTGATCTTACAAATAAAAAAGCTGGAGAATTTTATACTCCACGTACAGTAGTTCATCTCATGTCGAAGATCTTAGATCCACAAGAAGGTGATCGTATTTATGATCCTGCTTGTGGTACCGGAGGCATGTTGCTTGAATCAGTAGCTCACGTGGAACGAAATAAAAAAGATGCGAGGACACTCAAACTCTATGGTCAGGAAAAAAACTTAACAACCTCAGCCATTGCTAGGATGAATATGTTCCTACATGACATTGAGGATTTTTCAATTGTGCGTGGCGACACTCTTAGGAATCCCGCATTCTTTGACGGAGATAAATTAGCTGTTTTTAATTGCGTTGTTGCCAACCCACCTTTCTCTCTTAAAAAATGGGGTTCAAAAAGCTGGGAAACTGACCCCTATGGCAGAAACATGTATGGAGTTCCGTCCGACTCAAATGGAGATTTTGCTTGGATTCAACACATGATTGCATCAATGGATCCAATCACTGGAAGAATGGCAGTTGTTTTGCCTCATGGCGTTCTTTTTAGAAAAGGTAGTGAAGGAAAAATTAGAGAAGCACTTTTGAAAGATGATTTACTCGAAGCTGTAATTGGTCTAGGCGACAATATTTTTTACGGAGCTTCATTGGCCGCTAGTATACTAGTTTTTAGAAAACAAAAACCACTCGATAAGAAGAATAAAGTTCTTTTTATTGATGCTAATGACCAAGTGAAAGTTGGAAGAGCTCAAAATTACTTAGAAAATAAACAAATTGATCAAATCTTTGAGTGGTATTTATTGTTTAATAATGTCGAAAACTATGCTTATGTAGCAAGTTTAGATGAGATTAAAGAAAATGATTTTAACTTAAATATTCCACTTTATGTAGAAAAAGAGATTGAAGATAATTTACCAACACTGGAAGAAGTCAAAAAAGATGTAGAAAAAGCAGCCAATGATGTTTGGAAAGCTGAAAAAAAATTTAAGGAAGAACTAAAAAAGTTTAACTTACTATGATGACACAAAAACAACTAGAAAATTACTTATGGGGAGCGGCAACACTACTGCGAGGTGTGATTGATGCCGGTGATTATAAGCAATATATTTTCCCGTTGATTTTCTTTAAAAGAATTTGTGATGTTTATGATGAAGAATATGAGAAAGCACTTCAAGATTCAGATGGTGATCTAGAGTATGCTGCATTTGCTGAAAACCACCGTTTCGTTGTTCCCGAGGGTTTCCATTGGAATGATGTTCGAGAAATTACCTCTAATTTAGGAATGGCTTTGCAAAAAGCTATGCAGGAAATTGAAAAAGCTAATCCCGATGTTCTGTATGGCATATTTGGTGATGCTCAGTGGACTAACAAGCAACGACTTTCCGATGAGATTCTTATCAATTTAATAGAACATTTTTCTAGTGAGAAACTCACTATTACCAATGTCCCTGACGATAAGTTGGGAGATGCTTACGAGTTCTTAATTAAAAAATTTGCAGACGATAGCGGTCACACTGCAGCCGAGTTTTATACTAATCGAACTGTAGTGCGTTTGATGACTTTATTAATGAATCCTAAACCAGGTGAAAGTGTTTATGATCCAACTTGTGGCTCTGGAGGATTGCTACTTAATTGTGCACTTGAACTTAAAAAACAAGGTAAAGAATATCGAACGCTTAAACTTTACGGACAAGAGATTAACCTCATGACCTCTTCCATTGCTCGAATGAATATGTTTCTCCATGGAATTGAAGATTTTTCGATAAAACGTGGAGATACTCTCAAAGAGCCGTTATTTTTAGAGAATGATCGACTCAAAAAATTTAATGTAATTTTAGCCAACCCTCCATATTCTATTAAACGCTGGGATCGAAAAATGTTTGAGAATGATCCTTATGGAAGAAATATACTTGGTACTCCACCACAAGGTTGTGCTGATTATGCATTTCAACAACATATTATTCAAAGCTTAAATAAAGAGAATGGGAGATCGGTTGTTCTTTGGCCACATGGTGTGCTATTCAGGGATCAAGAAAAAGATATGAGGCAAAAATTGATTGAAATGGATCTTGTTGAAGCCGTGATTGGCTTGGGTCCAAATCTTTTTTACAACTCTCCAATGGAGTCATGCTTACTAGTTTGTAGAACAAATAAGCGACCAGAGCAAAGAAATAAAATCATTTTTATTAACGCAGTAAATGAAGTCAAAGCTGAGACTGGAACTAGCTATCTTAAAGACGAGCATATTGAAAAAATTGGTAATGCATATCATGAATATAAAGATATTGAAGGATTTGCAAAAATTGTGGATAAAGATGAACTTCAGACACAAAGCTGGAATTTAAATATCTCACTTTATGTATCTAACTATAAAATGAAAGTATCTACAGACAAGCAAGAAGACTTGTCCGAACTACTATCTCAGTGGGTGGATTCATCAAGAGATTTAAAAGTAAGTCTGGAAGACAAAATTAATGAATAATTTCGACAAAAAGAACTGGCAGAAAATTAAGTTTGGAGATATTGTCAAAGAAGTTCGTGTCGCTGAACATAAACCATTGAAGAATAGTTTAAGTCGTTATGTTGGATTGGAACACATTGAGTCAGAAGATCTTCATATTACCTCATGGGAAGACATAACAGATGGAACTACATTTACTAGAAAGTTTGTTGAAGGACAGGTTCTTTTCGGAAGAAGACGAGCCTATCTTAAAAAAGCTGCTTTGGCTGACTTTGATGGTATCTGTTCTGGAGACATATTAGTATTTGAAACGATTAAAGACAAACTGCTCCCAGAATTACTTCCCTTCATAGTTCAAAATGATAATTTTTTCCAGTTTGCGGTAGATGCCTCTGCTGGCTCCTTATCTCCAAGGGTAAAATTTAAAGATTTAGCAAAGTTTGAATTAATGCTCCCAAAAAGTTTAGATGAACAAAAAAAACTGTCTGACTTGCTTTGGGCTGGGGATGAGTTAGTACAAAAGTATATTAAAGAATTTGATAGCATACAAATTTATAAAAACAAATATTTTAGAGAAAATTATCAACTAGATAGCTCTAACAAAAAAGTCAAAATATCATCATTGTTCGAACTTAATCCTTCTAAAGAGAAACTTTCAAATAATCAATTAGTTTCATTTATATCTATGGAAGATGTTACAGAAGATGGAATAATTGAAAACAAAACAGATCGAAAGTACGAGGAAGTTTCAACTGGTTATAAGTCCTTTATTAATGGCGATATTTTATTTGCAAAGATAACTCCTTGCATGGAGAACGGAAAAGGAGCTATTGCAAGTAATTTAACAAATGGATTTGGTTTTGGTAGTACTGAATTTCATATTCTTAGACCTATAAATGATTCTGATAGACCATATCTATATCACTTGTCTCAATCTCCATTCTTTAGATGGTTAGCTGAAAGACAAATGACTGGTTCAGCTGGCCAAAAACGTGTGCCAAGTGACTTCTTATTAAATTTTAAACTTAGTCTGCCATCATTAGAAAAAAGAATAGAGATTGGAAATAAAATGAGTGAATTTGACCAGATATTGGAGCTAATTAATAAAAATATCACAGTTACAAAATTAGTAAATGACTCAATAAAGAATGAAATCTTTTCATGAATAAACTAAAAGTAAAATTGAAAAACTGTTATGGAATTAACGCTTTAGATCATGAATTTGATTTTACTAATTGTAATGCTGTAATAATTTATGCCTCAAACGGTGTGATGAAGACATCTTTTGCAAGGACTTTTGACAGATTGAGTCAAGGAATGGAACCAGAAGAGTTAATATATGGAAATACTCCTGAATATGAAATTAAATATGATGATCAGCCAATATCAAAAGAACAGATATATGTGATTAAAGACTTCAAGCCAAATATTTTCAAGGATGAACTAATTTCAAAATTAGTAGTCGATGAAGAATCAAAAACAAAATACGATGCGATCTTTGCTGATATAGAGTCAAAAAGAAAATTAATACTCTTAAAACTAACTAAGCTTTCTGGTGTACCTCAAAGTAATCTTGAAAAAGAATTAAAACCTATATTCAAATTTGAAGATTTCAGTGAATTTCTTTGCAACCTGGATCTAGAAGAGTTTACAGAACTAGACATAGACTATAAATATACAAACATCTTTAATTCTGATGTATTACCAATTCTAGGAGAATCTGACATCCATAACGTTATTGTTGAATACAATCAAGAGATGAATAGGATTATTAATGAGATTGCCTTGTTTAATAAAGCAGGTGAATTTAATCTGACGAAAGCAGAAAATGTTGCAAAAACTTTAAAGAAAGAGATGTTCTTTAGAGCAGGCCATACAATAATGCTATCAGGAACAGAAGACAATATAGATGAGAAAAAATATAAGGAACTTCTAGATAAAGCAAATAGTGAAATAAAAAAGAGTGAGAAACTGAAAGACTTAAGGCAACGTCTCCTGAAAAAAAACTCCTTAAAAGAATTTGCTGACCTTATAGAAAGAAATCCGGCAATAATTCAAGAACTGGAAGACAAACCAAATTTGCAAAAGAAACTATTTGAGAGCTACTTTAAATCAATTGAATCTGACATATCTGAATATAATCAACTTTATACAGACTCTATTTCAACTTTAAATGAAATTGAAGAAAAAGCAAGGAATCAACAAACTAAGTGGAAGTCTATTGTAGATCAATTCAAAAATCGATTTTCAACACCGTATGATGATGTAGATATCCTAGATATGCCATCAGTTGTATTAGGAAAAACAACTACACCTCAAATTGTTTTCAAATTTGGAGACAAAGAACACACGAAGGACGATTTATTTAAAAAAAATACTTTAAGTGAAGGCGAAGGAAGAGCTTATTCTTTGTTAAATATTCTTTATGAGTTAGAAATTAGAAAAGATGCACCCGATGTTCAGTTTATTATTGTTGATGACTTAGCAGATTCTTTTGATTACAAAAATAAATATGCAATTTTGCAATATCTCAGAGATTTAATTGGATGTTCGAATTTTAGACTGATAATACTTACTCACAATTTCGATTTTTATAGAAGCTTAGTTTCAAGAATCTTAGGTACAACACGTCCCTCTTCAAGATGGAATAACTCATTTATTACTGAAAAGAATTCGAGTGGCATCAAACTGTATGGAGGTGGTCATCGATATTTAATAAGTAATCCCTTCGAAGCATGGAAAAATTCAGCAAAGAACGACATTGAAAAAACAATTGCATTAATTCCTTTTATGCGTAATTTAATTGAATATAATTTTGGAACTAATAATATTCACTATTTAAATTTAACAAAATTACTACATTCTAAAAATGATTCAACAAGTATAACTCTCCAAAATTTGCAGGATGCATATGCCCAAGTGATGACTGGTTTGAACTTTTCCTTTGTCGATTATGATTATCAAGATAGTGTTCAATCAATCATATTTGATTTAGCAGATAATGCTGATTTTAGTGATGATCAGTTCAGGTTAAAAGAAAAAATAATTGTTTCTATTGCTATTAGAATATTATCTGAAAAATATATGTGGTCTAAAGTGAAAAATAATATTGATAGAGATACTTTGACTGAGGGTCAGCTACTCGATAGATACAAATCTGAGTTTCAAAATGACCAATCAATGGAGATTTTGGAAAGTGTAAACATGATGACACCTGAAAATATTCATCTTAATGCCTTTATGTTTGAACCAATTATAGATATTCCATCTGAACATTTAATAGGTTTATATAATCAAGCAAAATCTTTATGAGATAATGAAAGTAACACATGTCATTCAACGAATTAAACACCATCGAACCATATATCATCAAGAAACTTACTGGTTACTCACTACCTCCAGAAGGAAGTGCTCTTAAATTAGGTGAAGAACAACAGGTTTATGGTAACTATCAATGGAAATATATTCATCCCAAACTGCTTAAACGAAGTGAAACTGACATTTTAGTAGAAGATGAATTAATTGAAGCACTTAAAAGACTCAATCCTGAAATCAAAGAAAATCCATCAAGAGCTGATGAGGTTTTATATAAACTCAGAGCTGTTTTATTATCAGTAGATTCCGTTGGCTTGGTCAGAGCCAATGAAGAATTCTCCAAATGGCTTGTTGGCGATAAAACTATGCCTTTTGGGGAGAACAACCAACATGTTCCAGTTAAGTTGATTGATTTTGACAATGTCGACAACAATTCATACATAGTTACTAATCAATACACAGTTCTTGGAAAAACAGAAAAAAGACCCGACCTCACTTTCCTAATCAATGGTATCCCAATTGTAATCGGTGAATTAAAGACTCCAGTTCGCCCAGCTATTTCTTGGTTTGATGGTGCGGTTGATATCCATGATGATTATGAGAACACCATTCCACAATTATTTGTTCCCAATTTATTCTCTTTTGCCAATGAAGGTAAGATGTATCGCTACGGATCTGTCCGCATGCCATTGGAACTTTGGGGTCCATGGAAAACAGAAGATAGTAAGAAGAAACATGCTCAATTAAAAGAAATTGATATCGCGCTAGAAGATCATCTTAAACCTGAGAGGTTACTTGATTTACTACGCAACTTCACGCTTTACGCTACCGATAATAAAAACAGACGTATCAAAATCATTGCTCGTTACCAACAGTACGAAGGTGCAAACAAAATTGTCGAAAGAGTTAAAGAAGGCAAAATTAAACAAGGTCTTATCTGGCATTTCCAGGGCTCTGGTAAATCGTACTTAATTGTTTTTGCTGCTCAAAAACTACGTCTTTCACCAGAACTTAAAAGTCCCACTGTACTTGTCATTATTGATCGACAGGACTTGGACAGTCAGATGTCAAATAACTTCTCTGTTACTGAAATCCCAAATGTCGTTTCCGCAGACAGTATTCGAGAACTCCAACAATTACTAAAGAATGACACCAGAAAAATTATCATCACTATGATGCATAAGTTTAGAGATGTTTCTGAGGCCGTCAACGAAAGATCAAATATTATTGCTTTAGTTGATGAAGCTCATCGAACACAAGAGGGTGACTTGGGTAGAAAAATGCGTTCTGCAATTCCAAATGCTTTCCTTTTTGGTTTGACTGGTACCCCAATAAATAAAGTTGACCGCAATACTTTTTATGCCTTTGGTTCTCCAGAAGATACTGAGGGTTATATGTCACTGTATTCTTTCCATGAGTCTGTGCGTGATGGAGCTACACTCAAACTTCATTTTGAACCAAGATTGATTGATATTCATGTTGATAAAGCTGGAGTTGATGAAGCGTTTGCCAAAATAACTCAACATCTGAGTGATGAGGATCGTAGACAACTTGTGGATCAGGCTGCAAAAATGTCAGCATTTCTAAAATCACCAAAAAGAATTGAAAAAATAGTTGCGGATATTGTTGAGCATTACACGCAAAGAGTTGAACCACAAGGATTTAAAGCAATGATTGTGGTGCCAGACAGAGAAGCTTGTGGTATTTATAAAGAAGCACTTGATGAAATATTTCCTCCTGAGTCATCTGCAGTTGTTATGTCCACTTCAGCATCAGATGAGCTTGAGTTTAGAAGGAAATATGAACTAAGCAAAGATCAAGAAGAAAGACTGCTTGATCACTTTAAAGAAGAATCAAATCCATTGAAGATTTTGATTGTTACTGCAAAACTATTGACTGGTTTTGATGCTCCTATTTTACAATGCATGTATCTTGATAAGTCTATTAAGGATCATAATCTTCTACAGGCAATTTGTAGAACAAATCGTGTTTATAAAGATAAATCTCATGGACTAATTGTTGACTACTTTGGTGTGTTTGATGACGTGGCTAAATCACTTGAATTCGATGATAAAAGAGTTCAACGAGTAGTAACAAATTTGGCAGAGTTAAAATCTGAACTCCCTGATGCAATTGAAAAATGTTTAAACCATTTTCCTGATGTTGATAGAGCAGTTGAAGGATTCGAAGGATTACAACTTGCTCAAGATTGCTTACACTCAGATGAAAAGAAAGATGCTTTCGCAGTTGACTACAAATACTTATCAAAACTTTGGGAAGCCATTTCACCTGACCCAGTTTTGAATAGATATGAAAAGGATTATCGATGGATTACTCAAGTTTATGAATCCATCAAACCACCATCTGGAGATACTGGCAGATTGCTCTGGCATGCTCTTGGTGCTCAGACAACCAAAATGATGCATGAGCACATTCATATTGATACGGTGAATGATGATTTGGAGAAAGTAATTTTGGATGCAGACTTAATTGAAAGCTTAACGCAAGTTTCTGATGGTAAAAAGATTAAAGAGATGGAAGAAGAAATATCGAAACGACTCAAGAAGCATGCTAATGATCCTCAATTTGTTGCCCTCAGTGAGAGATTAGAAAAACTCAGAGATAAAGCTATTCAGGGTTTAATCAGTAGTGTTGATTTCTTAAAAGGCTTAGTTGATATTGCCCGTGATGTGGTTGCTATTGAAAAAGAAGTTCAAACTGAAGAAGAAAGAAATAATGCAAAAACAGCATTAACAGAGCTTTTCTTAGAAGTAAAAAATGATGCAACACCGGCAATCGTTGAGAGAATAGTCAATGACATTGATGAAATTGTTAAAATTGTTCGTTTCCCAGGCTGGCAGTCTACCAATGCTGGTGAACGTGAAGTGCAAAGAGCACTTAGAAAAACTTTATTGAAATATAAGTTACATAAAGAAACTGAGTTATTTAATAAGTGCTATGAGTACATCAAGGAATACTATTAATTCAAGGCATGAATAGCATTGTAGTACTCATCAAAGAAGTAGTAGTAAAAATACTCGTATCTTTAATTAATGGATACTATTACTTTTTCAAAAAAGACTACCACAATAGACACCACTTAGAGCTTGCTTGGAAGAATGGGAGACTTCAATTCAGCTGTTATCACCACGATGAATATGTGTTGTATAAAGAAGCGGAGTTGTCTCGCTTGCAAAAAGATGTAGATCCAGGTGAATTTATTTCTCTAGCACTCAGAGAAGCAAATCAGTGTAATTTCATTATTTTTGATTGTGGTGATGACAAGCGATTTGTACAGTTTTGGCTTGGAGATAACGAATTGATGTCAAGCTGGCCGCTTATCAAACGAAAAAATAAACTAGATAAATATGTGTATCTAATGCTTGGAGTACTTAACGAATTAGATATTACCCAGCGACCAACAAAAGTTGGTCCATTTCTTAGAACAAAAAATCAATTTTACGAATTGAAGCTAGAAGAAGGTTTTGAAGATTACCAGATTCACTTTGCTAATAATATTGATGAAGCAACTAAGTTCACTACTACTATTTTCACTAAAGTTTTCAAACAAGATATTGAAAAAATAAGATTTAATCTAGGTTGATATTTTTTTAAGCCTTCTCCAAATCTCCACCATCGCCCAAGTATCCAATTCACAATATTTCAAAAGATTAAGGTGGTAAGGTTTGTCAACACACAATTCTTACTCTAACTACCCAAACGACAACGACCTCATAACTTATTTATAATACACCTCAAGTGGTGTTTTGTACCCAAGCGATTCATGCAACCTTTTTGTATTATATCGCCTTAAAAATATATCGATAGACTGCTTTGCTTCTAATACGCTTGAATACTCTTTCAGATACACCTCCTCATATTTTACAGTTCTCCATAATCTCTCAACAATAATATTGTCCATACAGCGTCCTTTACCATCCATGCTAATTTTTGTTTTCTCTTGATCCCATAGACCAGTGTACAGCGAACTTGTGAAATGGGATCCTTTATCTGAATTGCTGTAATCAGGATTTCCATAATTTTTGATCGCCTCTTCGCCTGCCTCTAGCACAAAATCAATGTCTAACGATGTCGATAATCTCCAAGACAAAACATATCTGCTAAACCAGTCAATAAATGCGACCAGATAAGCAAAACCATTTCTCATTTTAATGTAGGTGATATCTGTGCTCCAAACATGATTTGAGTGGTCTGGCTTGATGTGTCTAAGCAGGTAGGGAAACTGTAGGTGTTCTTTCCCATTTTTGCTTAAATTTGGTTTCTGATAAATTGCCTCAATTCCCATCTCCCTCATCAAGTGACGCGCCAGATTTCTCCCCACCAATGTTTTTAGATCTCTTGACAGTTGAGCAGCAATTTTGCGCTGTCCATATGTTGGCCAATCTGTATGGATTTTGTCAATTCTGTTCATAATGTCGAGTGTCTCAGGGCTTATTGAGCGTGGAGCATAGTACACGCTAGAGCGAGACACACCAATCAATCTAGTCTGTTCTTTAATTGTTAATTTGCTTTCATCTCGATCAAACAATCTTCTAATCCGTTCATTAGCTGTTAAACCCTGCTCTTTACTCAAGTAAGCCAATCTTTTTTTTTAGATAATCATTTTCGATTTCTAGCTTGCCAATTTTTTGGAACAATTCATTGTTTGTTTCTTCTCTGGCTTTATGATCATCTTTTTCTCGCTTTTGTGCAAAGGCTTGCTCAATTGCTCTTTGTGCTTGCTTTTTCCAGATACCAATCTGTACAGGATGAACAGCATATTTGCTTGCCAATTGTCCAGTAGTTTCTGCTTCTCGTATTGCTTCTATGGCAACTTTTGCTTTAGTTGCTGGAGCAATTACTTTTTTTACATCTGTCATATCCAACCTCCTTTTTCATATCCTATATTATGCGAGGTTGTCGTTGATTTTGTGTGCTAAATTACCTTACCAGCATAGATCTCTAGCTGTTTGATCAGTATCTGCGTTTCCATTGACCATCTCCCACCACTTAGTCATTGCAGTAGCTCCTTCTCCTATTTCCAAATCAGCATATGAAAGGTTGGGTACTAAGACTGGTAATACTTTTTTAATCGAGGCACTGCCATGAAAACGATAATCCATATACAAACCTTTTGAGAAAATCTCCATCAAGTCAAAAATTCTTTCATTGATTAAAGCAAACTCATCGGCATACATTGGTTGCAGCAGTCCTAGTTCCTTATTTCGACCTCGCTCAAAACTTTTGTTCCAGACAATCACTGAACCTTTAGAGCCAATTACTTTGAGTAGCTCTTCAGTAATTTCTTTACTTGGTTCCCTTTTATCAGTCATTAAAAATTCATAATGCTTGAGCTCTGAATCATCAGGATTCTCCATCACATGGAGTGAATACTGAAACACAATATGTTGGTATGGTTTATACCCATCGAAAGCAGGAATAGCTGGATTGATTGTTTCGTAATCAAAGAAATAAAGTGGGAAAGTTAAATTGACCAGTTCTCTTTGAACGCCTTCATAATCGATGATGGGTTGATTTTGCTTAATTGATCTAATTTGTAAAATCTGCTTGGGATTGAGTTCCTCAGTTTCTGGAATGTCTTGCAAATGTTGATAGCCACTTGCTACTAATTTTTCATACTGACCAACTTTCCACCAGCTTAAATCGTACACTGGGTGTTCGCTCAGGTTGGGATGACAGAGCTTAAGACAAGGGCAATCATTTGGCTTGTAGCAATGAGATTCCAAAGGTGGGTTGCCATCGGTAGTAACAGCAAGTGCTTGGTTTCTAAGCTGGAAGACCTCATTTTCTAACTTGAGAATTACCTCAGACATGTCGACAATCACAAAAAATTCACTTACGTCTATTTCGCCATTTTTAACATAGTCGCTATTAACATGTACTAGATATGTTTTATTAACTGGCAAAGTAGATTTGGCTATCAAGTGCTGAAAAGTCACATCATATTTGTTTTGTTTATCAATTTTGGTGCTACTTTTAATTTCATATAGATCATAGGTGTTGTTAACCACATTATGAATCAGAACATCAATTTTAGCTTCATAGCTGCCATCAGTTAATTGATATTGAAAATCAATCGTACTGCCAGCTGGATATTCTCTCGCTACTTTTTGTTGTAAAAACTCTTTAGCTAAGGCTTCAACTTCATACCCTTGTTTGGCGATTAATTGATCGTACACTGAGAACGTCCTGTTCTCCTGCTTGTTATTAACACTTGCCCATAAATGAAGTGGTGAATCAAGAAAAGTAAGAAAGTTGGATTTAGTCAGTCGCATAAAGGCATTATATAATCAAACCATGACTGAAGATACTAAAGATGATCTAATCTCCCGACTTGAAGATTTAGAAGATGTTGCTTTTGATGATGAAACATCTGAAATTGAAGATTTAATTGATTCTGGTGATTTTGATGATGCTGAAAGCTTAATTGGTGATCTAGAAAGTGAAAGACTCTAGGTTATGAGGCAGTTTGTTCAACCAAAACAACATTATGTCGATCTTTATGACCTGTTTACTATAAAAGAGTGCTTGCGTTGGTATTGGTCACTGCGTGATGGTATGGAAAAACATCGTGACGATCATAGGAATGAATCTGGTAAAGACTTCGATCATGAAGTACATAAAGTTTGTAGCTACACAGTAAATGTCATTGAAGGCGAAAGATATCGCAGAAAAAATAAAACTATCCAAGAATGGATGGATCGTGATGAAGAAACTCAAAAGTTTTATGATGAAGCTACTCCACATAGCGAGGTCTTTTGTA